CGCCAGCATCAATATCCGCAACAAGGGGGTTTATAGTCTCCTTGACACCATAAAAGGATAAAAAACAACATTTTATTCAACTATAGTCTTATTATCTTTGATATGTTACTTATTAATTATTAGAGGTACATATTTATTTGGTTTTATTGCTTGCGGTTTATTTATTTTAAATTTTAAATGGGTTTTACATTATCATAATTTAAAGGTTGAGGCTTATGAGTCAAATAGAACTTTATATGAGGTTATTACTGATCATTATAATAAATAATTAAAAATTGTTTCTTTTATTTTATATGGTTCATACGTTCCAAAATATGAGGATATTATTTCATATAACACATTTACTATTTGTTCAATATCATTTTTTATGGTCAATTTAATTTTATTAGTTTTAGTGTATGACTCACTAACAATAATACCAAATTTAAATCTTTTACTTTTAATTGGTTTAATCCTTTTTTTGGGGAATTCGCTATTTAAGAAATCTAAAATTAACGTATCATCAAAATCTTTTTTCATGTGTAATCATTTAATAATAAATATTGTTTATATTGGTAAGTAAGAGTTTAAGAGTGGAAATAGATTTAATTATTACCGATTTTTTTATTATTTCTCATAAAAAAAATGGTTTTACTACCTATTATGGTTGGATGCAATATATGAAAAATATTATTGAAGGTGGTAATTTAGATGTGGTTAGTTATCAGATTGAACCTATATTAAGTGATTTAGTTAATTTTTTTGGGTTCGAAGAAGAAACAGTATTTAAATTAATTATTGACTATATTAAAAATGCTGATCATATATATTACCAAAACATAATCATAAATTATAAACATAATTACAATAAATATATAAATTAAATAATATGGGAATTAAAGTAAAAGAATTGGATTTAATGATGACTAGTGATAATTTAGTAGTTCTAGATTTTTGGGCTGAGTGGTGCGGACCTTGTAAAGCGTTAAAACTTACGTTTGAATTATTTGCTGAAGAAAATGAAGAACAAATAATACGCACAATTAATATAGATACATTACCCGAATTGGCACAAAAATATAATGTTAGGTCTTTACCAACAATATTATATCTTAAAAATGGTGAGGTTTTAGATAAAAAGGTTGGTAATTGTACTTTAGATGAACTTAATGAAACATTATTAAAGCACATTTAAAGTTCATATTAATATATTATAAGTTAAAAAACCCCTCTTGAAGGGGTTTTTCATTATAATTACTTTAAGTTCAAACCAATAGAATTTCACCTAATTATTATAGTTTTTAGTTTAAAATACCATATTTATTAGTATGGGAAAGAAAATTAAAATACGAGAAAATCAACTCAACCACATAATTAATTATGTTAATGAGAATGAGCAAATACATAACATCATAAAGACTATTGTTGATGATGTGAGGAATAATTACGAACCTGCTTTGGGTACTTTTGATAATGGTTCTGATTACAGCTTAACTAATATTATAACTAATAAAATTAGTGGTGAGGAAATATCACCTAAAGCATTATTCAATTACTTAACTAACAAATATACTAAAGTTAATGATGAATTAATAAAACAAATTATTGATGATTGGTATAGTGGTAATTTAAGTAAGGATTATAAGCTAAGTAAAAATGTTAGATTTAATTAAGTAGATGATATTACTTTCAAATAAGATAAGTACAGTTATTAGTTCATATTACGGTAGTTTTACCACGTTTCTAGAGTTAGAGTATGAGAACCATATAATTAATAACTTAATTGAAGAGGATACACTCAAAAGAACTTATTGGGCTACCTATAACCAAGTCATTTTAGAATTTAAATTTAATGTGGGTGATCAGAGATCAGTTCAAGAGTTACAGTACAGATTAACTAATAAAGAAAACCCTAATTTGGTTTGCATGGAAGTTATTAAAAAATATGGGTTTAGTACTTCAGAGTTAGATAGGTTATACCATAAAATAAATAATTTTTAATATTAATTGGAATATAAGATGGTCACACAAAACACTAATAAATTATTATTTAAATTAGAGAGTCATTATTTAAATAAGCGAGTTAGATACAACCAAAAAGAATTAAATGAGCGTTGGTCGATATATTTAGAAATAATAAGTAAGATTGAAGATATTTCAAATAATAATGATTATTTATATGAAATTGAATATAAGCTTTTAGATGATATCAATTTAAATCTAATTTTAATTGATATAATCAATCGAGAAGATGACTTATACCTACACCTTTACCCATACATTTATGTTTTGGAGGAATATTTAGATTTTGATAATATTGAGAATTTCTTATAATATTTTAAAATAAAGTAGTATATTCGTCAAAATGAATTAGTAGGTTATGAGTAATAAAAGAATTGGGTTTCTTAAAAAAAGATTTAATGTATTTAGTGATGATGCGTTATTAGAGTTTAATGGTAATATAGAAGATGGTGTTATTGTGGTAGCTAATCATTACACACACTACACCTCTTCTGAAAAAATACTTTTAATTTCCTTTGATAATGATAAGGGTAAAGCAATTAATTATTTTAGTGATAATCTTTTTAATGTCCTTTCGGAGGCTGACCCCACTAGTAATAAGATTTATTTACAATGGTTATTAAATTTATCAATAACCAAAGCCTATAACAGTAACTTAATTACTTTCTATGATGAAGATCTTGAAAAAATGTTTAATAACTTAACCCTTTTTGATTCTAATAAAAGGAAGAGGAAATTTAAGGAGTTGTGTTCCAAAAATTATGCAACTAAAAATTTAAATGACCCATTAAACATAAATCAATATGAATCTGACGAACAACTACATAATGCAGTATTCCCGTTTAAAGATACTATAAAATTATCTGAATTGGAAAGTACCTTAATTAAGTTTGAGGAGATGGGACAAGCTGAAATACCCGTTAAAAACGATAAATTCACCATATTCATACCTAAAACATTAGCTGCTAGTGAAATATTCAGCTTTGCTCATTGGTGTACCTCACTAAAGGGCAATTCCATGTTTAAAACGTATCGTGATTATAAGAGATTTAATGATAAGGGTAAATTAAAACAATCCGATCTATTTATTGTAATAGATAATAATTTTTTTAAAGGTGAAAATAAAAATATCTATCAAATTCATTTTGAGAGTGACCAAATAATGGATGTTAATGATAAAGTTTATGGGGGTTTATATAGGGATATTATTAGTAAGGATATTTCAGTTAAGAATTTTTTCTTTGAAACGTTAAAAAATATTTATATTAATAATCATGGAAAGGAGGATGTATTCGTTTCTACTTATAAGAAACATATAATAGAATATAATTTTACTAATATATTGTTTGATACTTTGGATTTAAATATACGTTCGTTAGTATTTAGAGACATTAAAATGAATAATTTACCAAATTTGAATAGATTTGGAAGTCTAAGGATTATATTTTTGGATAATGTAGGTCTTACTAATTTGGGTGATAGTGATTTTTCCCTCATAGAGGGTATATCAGTACCTAAAAATAACTTAACATTTTTACCTGACATATCTAAAGCCAAGAATCTTAAATTTTTAAACATTAAAAACAACCCAATAAAGGACGTATCCAATAACATTAAATTTTTGGACAGTTCTAATGGTGGTTCTTTGGAAATGTTATCTATGGATATTCTTGATGGTAATGATATTTACTCTAAACTTAAAAAATTATTACCTAACGTTCATATTTGTTAATATTCTTGTCTTTTTTATTTTTATCATATAATTATTGGTATATAAGTTTTATAAAACAAAAAAAAAATAATATATTATGAAAAAAGTAACAATTAAGGAAAGTGATTTGGTTAGTTTAATCTCTAAAATAGTTAATGAGAGTGTTGGTTCTAAAAAGAAGCAATGGATGGCTGAACAAAAAAAGAAAAATGAAGCTATTATAGAAAATAAAATTTCTGAACTTAAGAATTTATTGAAGTAATAGTAATCATTTAGATCAATAAAAAAAAGCTAGAATTATCTAGCTTTTTTTTTTATTATTAATACTTAATACTATTTAATATTTAAAGGTTAATTCACCATCCTTACTACTATAACCGACCTTAATTTTAGTATCTTTAAGTATATTCCCCAATATAATATCTTCAGCTATCCTATCTTGTATTAAAGTTTGTATTACTCTACCTAAAGGTCTAGCACCATACTCTTCATTATAACCCTTCTCACCAATATATTCAATAGCCCTTTTATTGAATTTTATTTCATAACCAATTTCCTTTAGGTCTTTTATGAGATTAGTTAATTCAATATTTACTATTTTATGAATATCTTCCTTTTTAAGTTGATTGAAAACTATTATATCATCTAACCTATTTAAGAATTCTGGGGTAAATTTACCCTTAACAGCTTTACTTAATATATCTTCTGTTCTTTTTTTATTATTATTGTCATTATTTTTAGTTTCAAACCCAAGATTTTTACCATGTTGAGACAATTCCTTAACACCTACATTGGATGTCATAATAATTAGTGTATTTTTAAAGTTAACTTTTCTACCTACACTATCAGTTAAAAAACCTTCATCTAACACTTGCAATAATATATTAAAAACATCTGGGTGTGCCTTTTCAATTTCATCAAATAATATAACAGAATATGGTTTTCTTCTAACTGCTTCGGTTAATTTACCACCCTCTTCATAACCAACATATCCTGGGGGTGAACCAATAAGTTTAGAAACATTAAATTTCTCCATATACTCACTCATATCAAACCTAATTAAACCTTCACTATCATTAAAAATGTATTCTGAAACTACTTTAGCTAAATGAGTTTTACCCACACCAGAGATACCCATACAAATGAAACTACCTTGTGGTTTATTTTTATTACCCAAACCTAATTTATTTCGTCTGATCGCTTTAGATATTTTAGTGACCGCCTCATCTTGACCAATAACCTTCTTTTTAATTGTTTTTTCCATGTTCATTAACTTTTTATTATCTTCACTAGATAATTTAGTTAATGGGATTCCACTAATCAATGAAACTACACTTGCAACCATTTCTGGTGTAATGATAGTCCTTTTTTCATTCAAACTATCTAACCACTTAGTATTTAGGGTTTCAATTTGTTCATCAATTTTACCCTCTTCTATTTTAAGTTTAGCTGCATCTTCATATTTTTGTTGGTTAACAACAATTTCTTTTTCTTTATCTATTTTTAACTTTCTATTTTCTAATTCAATTATCTTATCAGGTTTTTTTATATCGGTATTGGTCATTGCCCCACACTCATCCATAACATCAATAGCTTTATCGGGCATTGCTCTATCAGTAATATACCTATCAGACATTTTCACACATTCAACAATAGCCTCTTCACTATATTCAACCCTATGATATTTCTCATAATTTGTTTTAATATTATCTAAAATATTTTTAGTTTCAATTAAATTAGGTTCATTAACCAATATTGTTTGGAATCTTCTAGTTAACGCCCCATCTTTCTCTATACTCTCTCTAAACTCATCTAAAGTAGTTGCACCAATGACTTGTAGATCGCCCCTAGATAATGCTGGTTTAAGTATATTAGAGACATCTAAAGAGTCCGAACTACTTCCCGCACCAACAATAGTATGAATTTCATCAATAAATAAAATAATATCCTTATTTTCTGTTAATTCTTTTATAATCAATTTCATTCTTGATTCAAACTCACCCCTATATTTAGTCCCTGCAATTACAGATGAAACATCTAAATTATATATTTTTTTATTGGCTAATGAAGTTGGACAATTTTCACTATGTATTAACCTAGCTAAACCATCTACAACACTACTTTTACCAACCCCCGCAGCTCCTATTAATAAGGGGTTTTGTTTTTTACGCCTAGCCAATATTTGTGACATTCGTTTAATTTCTTTATCTCGACCAATAACTGGATCAATTTTACCTGCTTCAGCTAATTTTGTTATATCCACACAAAAACTATTTAGTATTGGGGTACTTGTATTACTACTTTTCATTTTATCAAGTTTATTATTTTCCATATTTTCACCTTTAATCTTACTTATTAATTTATTATACGTTAATTTATTATTATTTAAAATAGTTTTAGTTTTATTATCAAAATATAACATAGATAATAGTACATGTTCTAACCCAACCTCATTTAAACCTAAATCATCACTAATTTTAATTGCACCATTTAATAATTCTTTACATTCACTATTAGGTGGAACGGTCTTAATACTATTACTCACCACTGGTGATAGACTTTCCGAATTTAAATAGTCACTAACTTCTTCAAACACATCATCTATATTAACATCTAATTCATTTAGCAAGCTAATACATATATTGGTATTATCCAATAATATTGCCAATAATATGTGGGAAGGTTTTAATTTCCTATTATTATAGTATTTTGCCTCCTTTGAGGCTATTCTTAAAATCTCCTTTACCTTCTTATTTACATTTCCTTTCATATAATCACCATAACTACTGCAAATATAGGTATTTTTTATTTAAAATAAAGGTAGGTTTTTAAATAAAAATTTAATAGCTTTGTAGTAACTTTAAAATCAAAGAGATATGGAAATAGAAATAATTAAAAGTGATGGGACTCCCGTAAGACATGGAGATATTAATAATTACGAGATAAATGGTAATTATTTGAGATTAATTTTTAATAGTAAAGGTGATGGTGATACTACTTTAGAACATTCTAAAGTGTTTGACATGAAAGAGATTAAAAACTTTAATATTATAAATGAAAATAAAAAAATTAACTTAAACGATTAAATATGCTAATTAGTAAAATTGAGAAGAATGGATTCATTGAAGTACTATATGAATCTAGTAATATAGTAAGATCAACGTATAACATTGAAGATAAGACATTAGGTATTGTTTTTAAATCTGGTGTTGAATATTTTTATGAAGATGTTTCATCTAAAGATTATTACGCCTTTGAATTGGCTGATAGCCAAGGTAAGGTATTTAATACTAAAATTAAAAGTCATACCTTTACTAAGGGTGGTGATGTTAATGTTGATCTAATTAAAGAAAGTATTAAGGATAAGGAGAAATTTGAGATAACTTCATTAAAAAAACATGTGGTTTCCCTTTGTAAAGGAATTGATGATTACGATACGTCTAAAATTGATGAATTAGTTAAGACTGTGGACCTAATAAAAAAACTATCAAAATCAAATGAAACTGTTGAATAGTTTAATGAAAGTGACTACTATTATCTAAATAATATAAAAATAACTCTACATAGGGTTATTTTTTTTTTATCATAAAGTAATAAGAAAGGTTTTTTTTAATATATTCATCATATTTATAATTAAAGATAAATTTTATTATGAGACATATAAATTCATTAAAAGGTAAAGATAGGATTAATAAGATGAAGGAATTAATGGGTAAACTTACTGTTAATGAGAGTACCCAATCATCTAAAGTGGAAATAACTAAGTTAGGATCAAATAATAAGGTTTATGGTGTTATTCGAGAGAATCAAAAATACTTTTTAAAAATATCAGATAAAATTAACGATGTTGTTTTAGAAGACTTTAAATATATTGGTGGTTTAGAAAATAAAAATGAATGTGCTTACCCTAGTTATAGTAAGGCATTGAAAAAATTAAACTTAAAAATGATTTCATTAAATGAAGTTTATTGTGATAACGATAATGTTGTTAATTCATTTAAAAATGATAACCTTTTAAAAGAAAATAAAGAAGAGGTTGTTGATTTTGAAGAAGAAGAAATTGTTGAAGCTGAAACACCTATAGTTGAGGATGATTCTGAAGAAGAAGATGGTGAGGTGGATTGTGAAGTTCTAAACGATGAGGAAATTAATGAAAATAAATCAACTAAGTTATCAATATTAGATGCACTTAAAGAGTGTGACGTTAAAAAAAAAAGTCTAAGTGAGACTAAATATAAATTAAAGGTTGATGACCCTACACCCGCACCCAGCGTTGAGCCACAAGGAGCTAACACTCAGGATGTAGGGTCAACAAACGACTTACCGCAAGATGATAGTGGTTTCGAACAACCCTCTACGGGTGGTGAAAGTGGTGAAAAAGAGTTTTTTGATAAAGAACCTTTTGATGCTGAAGTTGAGGCTAATGAAGATGAAGACCCTAAAAAATTTATACAACAATTAAGTGGTAAGTTAGGGCAATCAATAAGAAACTATACTGAAAATAATGGTGTTGATTTTGAATTAGAGAAATTCGCAATTAATTCAGTTATCTCGGCTACCAACACCGCTAGGATGGAAAAAGAAGATCAGTCAGATATTATAGAAAAAATACATAAATCAGGTAATCAAAATGATGAGGAAGAAGAAGAAGATGATTTTTCCGATCATAGTGATAATGGTGATGACCTTTCTCATGGGGTTAGTCAAGATAGTGATGGTGGTGAAGCTTCTAGTGGTTTTGCAGGTGCTGTTTCTGAAGAAATTGGTATATTAGATAAAGAACATAAACAAGTATTTAAAAACCATAAATTAGGTGTTGATGAAAATGGTTTAGATTTTAAACATAACACGTTGAGTTTAGGTGATTTAGAAAGAATGTGTGATGAATTGAAATTAGATTTTGTTAATGATGAAAAAATGAGTACCTTTGGTGAAGAAAACTTACAAGATAAAATTAGAAAATATATGAATGATGATATGTTAGCGGAACCAGAGGTTAAACCAGAAGTAAGACCTGAAATTGCTCCTAGTGAACCAGTTAAAATACCTAGAAGAAGAAAGCCTTATATAGTAAAACCTAATCAAAATCCAAAGCCTAAAGCAAATGAGTAATCAAACAGAGACAGAGCCATTATATTTAATATATATAAATCATTTAGGTACTAATTGGCGTGAACATAATATTTATGAATTTTTATTCTCAAATATTATAGACCCTTCAATTGAAGGTGAAGATTGGGATGTTTACCCCGCTAGTAATGGTAATGTAACTCCACCTAAAGAAGAGTATATTAAATATATAGGTGTTATTGAAACTGAATTAGATTTATTAGTAATTCGTGATAGTGAAACTTTCTCCGTATGGGACTGTGTTGATGGTATTGTACCCCTTGGGTATGAAAATATCGTTGATTACGAGGAATACCCCAAACATAGATTAATATTTAATTATGGTGTTACATTGGACGTGGTAAATAAGTTGGCATATGGTAGGGACATAACTTTAAATTTAAAAAAAATTGAATAATGAAAATTAAAAAAGGTAAATTATTAGAATCTAAATATGTAGTTTCTAAAGATAATTATAATGACATAAAAAATGATTTAGAAGATGATGATGTTATTAAAATTGTGGATGAGAGTGAAACTGAAAATGTTGATGATGTTGAATATGTTGAGTACCTTAAACCATATTCCGATGAATCACCATTTAAAGTAAATGGAAAAAAATATGTTTATTGTTGGGGACTTTATCCTAGTGGTAAGGTAGATGTTGCTTGTTATTCATTTAGTGGTGATGTTACTTACGGATATAAATTTTTTAGAAAATCTATGTTTAATATAACAGAAAATAATGCAATCATAAGTAAAAAAGAATTATTTAAAACTATTAAATCTATGAGTAAAAATATTAATGAGAGTAATATTACGTATGATGAAAAGCATGCAGAAAGAATGCACCCAGGGTTAGCTGAAAGGATTTCTAGAAAAGAACATTCATTAGGTAAAAACCCTATTTTCCCTGATAGTGATGAACAACATTTTGAGGAAAAATTGGTCTCTAATAGATTTAATGATTTATTGAAAAACTATAAGAAACAATTTAATGTAGAGTCTATTGGTGGTGTGATGGATGTATATAAAAATACTATGTCTTATTTAGGTGTTTGTCTTAAATTAGAAAGTGAACATAAAAAAGAATTGGTTGAAATTGCAATTGATATGGTTAGGGAAGAATTTGATATTGATAAAGAAGATATTATTATTGATGCGGAACTAACTACCATTATAGATGATTCTGAATTAATTAAAAATGATAGACCGTCATCTGTTGAGGGTATGGAATTTGAAGATCATAAGGGTATAGAGAATGTTACTAAAGAAGTGTATAAAAGACGTTTCATTAATTCAATGATACAAGGTTCTTCAAAAAAATGTAGTCATATGTTTCATATGGTGGAAGATAAATTAAGTGAAATTAACCCTAGGTTAAATACTAACTATTCTAAAATGATGGCAGGTGCTGATTATATGTATTATATGACAGATGAAGGTGGTCAAAAAGGTCCAGGTGGTTTAGTTAATGTTGAATTCCCTACACAATTAGGAGAACCAGCTAAAATCACAGCTAAAGCCTTTGTATTCCCTATTCTAATACATGAAATAGTTAAAGGTGTTATGGAAATTTTATCTTCACATGGTTTACCTGAAAATAAGAAAATAACTGAATATGTTTTAGCTAAAGCTGATTTTACTGGTGCTGAGTTAGATGATATGAGATTAGGACCCGCAATTTGGGAGAGATTTGTTGATTCAATAGATAATAAACATTTTAGTATTAAACATCACATATATAGTGAAATAGTTGCTTTACCAGTGGATGATTTTAATGATGTGATGCGTGAAATAATGGCTGGAACTAAATCTGGTAAAAAATACGTTAAAAAGTTAGGTAATAAAATAAGTCACGATATCTCTACGGATACTCTAGATTTTTAAGATTATTACATACTATTAAATTAAAAAGTGGCTTTATGTCACTTTTTTTATTTACAATTATAATTTATCTATTACTATATTTAAAAAGTATTTATGGATTTTAAAGTATTAGGTATTAATGGAGTTGATGATTTTAGGTTTGATTTAAAAGAAAAAAACATATATAATAATTTAATAAGTAATAGATTTAATATTATTAGGCACTCACGTCAAATGGGTATATCTACTTTATTAATGGTAATTACAATAGATAAAGTAATTAACAACCCTAATGAAAAAATAATATTTATTTATTCTACTATGAATTTTTATAAATTAATGTTACAACTATTTATAAATCTTTGTAATGTTAATAATTTAAACCATTTAATTAGTGAGAAAAATGTGGATGAAATTAAATTTAAAAATGGGTCTTCCATAGAATTTAGAAGTAGTTCTACTAGCTTCTTTGGTCGTGATTTAAAGGGTACATGGGTTATTTTTGATGGTTATTCTTATAATGCAAAAAATAATTTAGTATTAGCTGATGTCTGTAGGTATGAAAACATTAATATTACAATTGCATCAACACCTATCCCGAAAGACCCAACGGATTTTACTGATTTATGTATTAACTCTATGTTAGGTCTTATTGATTTTAAATATTCGGAATATTTATGGTGGGATCACCCTAATTATTCGGAGGATTTATGTTTAGTTAAAGGTGATAGAAAATTACCAATGCCCCAAGAAAAGGACATAGTATATTCATTATTAGATTTAGGTTTTAAACGCTCTTCAATAAAATATGAAGAAATTGGTAGTTTTTTAGGTTTTGATTTAGAATATGAGTTGGACTGTAAATTAGACATATAATTAAATTAATCCGATGTTAGCATATATTTATAATAAAATGTATGTTACAGGCTAAAGAAATTTATGAAGAATATACCAAGTGTCTACTAGACCCTACATATGGTATTGAAGCCTTCTTAAAGACTTTCGATAGAACTCAATCGGGGTTCGTTAAATTTGATTTATTCCCTAAACAAAAGGAAATTGTTAGGGCTTATGATAAATATAGGTTTAATTTGGTCGCCAAACCAAGACAAGCAGGTGTTTCTACGACTACTGCTGCTTACGCTGCTATATCAGTAGCCCTTGCCAATAAAAAAAACCCAGAAGCAATATTAATTCTAGCCAACAAACAAGATATGGCTCAGGAATTTTTAGGTAAGATAAAGGATTTCCTTTCACAATTACCTAGATGGTTTTGGGGTGATGAATATTATGGGTCTGAAGAAAAAGAAAAAAAGGATATTTTCATAATAAACTCCAAAAAAGAAATTAAGTTACCAAATGACTCTAGGGTTAAGGCTGTAGCTACTTCTAAGGATGCTTTAAGGGGTTATACACCAACTTGGTTGATTATGGATGAAGCAGCCTTTATTGATGATGGTACTATCGTTTTTACCGCTGCCCTTACTTCGCTTGGTACTGGTGGTAAAGCTACTTTAATATCAACACCTAATGGTATGGATCCATTATATTATAAAACTTACGAACAATCTAAAATGGGTAAAAACGACTTTAATTTAGTCGAAATGAGGTGGTATGAAGATCCTAGATATAATTCAGATTTAACATGGTTTAAAGGTGATGAAGTAATAGAAGAAGTGGAGTTCACCCAAGAACATTATGCGAAGATGATTAAAGCTAAATATAAACCAATGTCATCCTGGTATAATGAAATGTGTCGTAACATGAACAATGATGCACGTTTAATAGCACAAGAATTAGATGTTTCATTCCTAGGTTCTGGTGGTAATGTAATTCACGATGAATTTATTGAAGCCCAAGAAACTGAAAATGTTATTGACCCTAAATTCATTTCTGGTGGTGAAAAAGAAATTTGGGTTTGGGAAGAACCTATTGAAGATCATGAATATATTGCTGGGGTAGATGTCAGTAGAGGTGATGGTGCGGATTCTTCAACAATAGTAATAGTTAATGTAACTACTATGGAAGAAGTTATGGAATATCAAGGGAAAATACCACCTGATTTATTTGCTCAAATTGTTGAACAATACTGTACACATTATAATGCATATACCATAGTCGATATTACTGGTGGTATGGGTGTTTCAACAGTTCTTAAATTACTTGAATTTGATTTTAAAATGTTACATTATGATACCCCTAGAAGTAAAATATTAACTAAGAAAAATGAATTAAATCAATATAAATCAGATAATGATAAAATTCCAGGGTTTAATGTGGGTTCTGTTAGAATACCAATGATACAACATTTAGAGATGATGATTAGAACTAATGGTATTAAAATTAGGTCTAGACGTTTAACTTCTGAAATGAAGACCTTTATTTATAAAAGTGGTAGACCAGATCACATGACTGGTTATCATGATGATTTATTAATGGCATTAGGTATGGCATTATGGGTATATCAGAGTTCATTTAAAAATCTTAAAAAGAATAAAGGTAAGATTACTGCTATGTTGGATAGTTGGATAGTAAACACCCCTAATTTAGAGAAAGAAAATGAATCTAAATCAAAACAAAGTAAACCTAACTTCTCACCATCAGTTAGTAAGAATATGCAAGACCCAAGAGGTGAATATATGTGGTTATTTAAGTAAAATAACCTTTAATTATTAATAAATAATATTACAATACATTTATAAACAATTCTAATGAGTAAAAAATTAACAGTATACCAAAAATTAGGTAATGTCCTTAGCCCACATGGTTCTAGGACAGAAGGACCTACGTCAAACAAATATTCAATATCCAATGATAGTTTACTTAAAACTAAAGATAAGGGTGAATATGAATCTGCAAAACTTCAAGCACAACAATCTAAATATTTAAAATCCCAATGGGGTAAGGTTGATGGTGAACTTTATCAAAATGCAATACATTATGAAACAACTAGAATAGGTTCTTATGCTGATTTTGAAAGTATGGAGTTTTATCCAGAAATTTCAGCAGCACTTGATGTCATGATGGAAGAATGCCTTTCTGGTGAAAACATAATACGATTATTAGATGGTACAGAAGAAACTATAGAATCTTTATATGAAAAAAATAAAACAGATTTTTGGGTTTATGCTGTTGGTGTTGACGATAATACCATGAAACCTTCTAAAGTTGATAAAGTGATAATGAAAGGTGTTAAGGATATTTTTAAAATAACTTTAGATGATGGATCTAAATTATTATGTACTGATAACCATAAATGGTTGAATTATGATAATGTTTGGGTTGAAACCAAAGATTTAAAACAAGGGGATTCATTAAAAACAATTAATAGTAGGTTGGACTATAAGGGTTATAAAAATTGGAGTGATATTATTTCCACTATTGATAATCATAGGGTTATTAAAGTTGAGTATGTTGGTGAAGAAAAGGTTTATGATTTAGTTAATTCTTCAGTTGATAGTAATTTTGGTGTGAAGTGTAATGAAGGTATGGTAATCTCCCATAATTGTACCACCCCTAATGATAATGGTCAAATTTTAAATGTTTATTCTGATAGTAATCGTGTAAAGGAGATTTTAAAAGATTTGTTTATGAATAGAATGGATATTCATACTAACTTACCTATGTGGACTAGAAATGTTTGTAAATACGGTGATAATTTTTTACATTTAAATATTGAGGGTGATCGAGGTATTGTAGGTGTTAAACAATTACCTAACTTTGAAATTGAAAGAAAAGATGGTGATTTATTCGGTATTTTAAATAAACATTCTTCTGATGATGATGATAATAAAACTAGATTTATCTGGAAAGGTAAGGATATGATTTTCAATTCTTGGCAAGTAGCCCATTTTAGGTTATTAGGTGATGATAGAAGATTACCGTATGGTACTTCAATTTTAGAAAAAGCAAGACGAATATGGAAACAATTGGTATTATCTGAGGATGCCATGTTAGTGTATAGGGTAACAAGAGCACCTGAAAGAAGAGTTTATAAAGTTTTTGTTGGTAATATTGATAATGATGATGTTGGACCATATGTAGATTCAATCGCTAATAAATTTAAAAGATCCCCAGTAACAGACCCTAAAACAGGGCAAATAGATTTAAGATATAACCAATTGGCTATTGATCAAGATATTTTTATCCCAGTTAGAGATGAAAATGCTAGTACTCCAATTGATACATTACCTGGTGCAAGTAATTTATCTGAAATTGCTGATATTGAATACTTACAAAATAAATTATTTACCGCACTTAGAGTTCCTAAACCATTTTTAGGTTTTGATGATACTACTGGTGAAGGTAAGAATTTAGCATTACAAGATATTAGGTTTTCTAGAACAATTAACCGTATTCAACAATCTATGATACAAGAACTAAATAAAGTTGCTATTGTACATTTATTTTTATTGGGGTTTGAAGATGATTTAGATAATTTTTCATTAACACTTAATAACCCATCTACACAAGCTGAAATGCTTAAAATTGAATTCATGCAACAAAAGGTGTCATTGTATAAAGATTCAGTAGCTGATTCAGGTAATGGATTTGGTACTATGTCAATGACTAAAGGTAAACGTGATATTCTTGGGTGGTCTGATGATGAAATTAAACAAGATATTATTGAACAGAGAATGGAAAAAGCAGCAGCAGCCGAATTAGATAATACTCATAACGTAATTAAACATACTGGTTTATTTGATACTGTAGATAGACTTTATGGTGATATGAATGTCGCTAAAAATGGTGGTGTCGTTGATGAAGAAGGTGAAGGTGATGATGGTGGACCAACTGGTGGTTCTGGAGGTG